CATCTTGATACTTTAAATATGTTTCCATTATCAAATATTACGATTTCACCGTTTATTTCTGTTTTTATTAAAATTCTATAATATCTTTCGACAGGTAAACCAGTTGTATCCAATCTAAAATAATGAATTACACCATCACAACTTAATTTTGTATAATCATCAAAATCAATTACAAAGTTTTCACTTTCATTATCTTTAATAGCATAATAAGAATCGGTGGGTAATAAACTTGAACTTAAATATTGACTTTGTTGATATCCTTTAACAAAGTTCTTTAACGGTGCCTTTTCTCTCGCAAATATGTTTATACGAGGTACACTTCCAAACTTATATTCTCTACCCACATTCTTTACAACTACTGTATATGGATTAAATCCTGTTAAAGACACCAAACTGCCTGTGGAATATACACTATCATCCCATTTAACATCCAAATATGGTTGATAAATAGTATTTGTTTCTTTACTGAAAAATCTAATAGATGAATTTATATTATTAGATTGAACCAATTCAAGTGAACTAACTAAAATAAATCCATTATTAGGAACACATCCACATATCCAACTTTTAACTATTGATGTGACATCCATATAAATGTCAGATGTACTATAAGAATACGATTGTGAACATATTAATGAACTACCACTCAATGAAGATGAACAGAATGATGATATGTACTTTGATCCACTATAAATATTATAAAATGATGAAGATGTACTAGATGTAGGTTGTAAATATGTAGATGGAACATTATAAATCCATGTAGCACCACCATTTTGGAATGATGCAGATCCTAAACTTGATGTTAAAAGATAATCACTGAAATTATAAGTTACGGTAGATGCCGTAGGCGAATACCACAAACTAGCGGTATTTTGCGTAGTATTGTAATACCAACTAGCACCAAAACTACCAATTCCGTCAGTATCATATCTTCCTATACCCATATCCCAACTTTTGCTAACTGGATATGTATAAATTTTATAATCTAACGGTACTTCACTTGTAGAAGAAGCCTTTAATTTTAAGAAAAATTTAGATCCATTATTTATATCTCCAGTTAAAAGAGAACTTGAAATATCGGTCAAATCAAACTTAATTAAAATTCTACTAAATTCAGGATCATTAGTGAATGTTGTAGTTGGATTGTAAACACTCTGTGTTCCTTGTAAAGTTCCATTAATACACCCATTAAAATTAGTTAAAGATCCACTTGCAAAGAAAATTGAACCTGTAAAAGATCCTACTATACTTCCACTTATACTACCAGTAACTGAACCATTATAATTAGTTAAACTTGATGTAATTGGAATTCCACCACCATAAGTTCCAGATACATATCCATTGTAATTAGTTGATGTAAATTGTGAAGATCCACTGACATATATGTTTGATGATTCTGCTGCGCCTGATATATAACTTCCAGAAACACTTCCAATATAATTTAATACATCGAACGTCGAATAACTGCCAGAAAGACTGGCTGAAGTATAAAATGCAACGTTACTTATTAATTGATTTTGTGCTTTTAATTCTAAAATTTCATCAATTCCAAAATTTTTATCGGCATAACCCGTCTCGTTAGTTATGAATGTGTCTTGTTTTGGAAATATAAATGTGTGCATACTCTATTATATAAATATAAGTATGAAATTTATAAGACTTTTAATGATAAATTTATTAAATTACAGCACCTCTAATATCATTATCTGGAAATTTAACTTCAAATACTGATGGATCTAAAGATGGATATATAATCTTATTATGTGTTGCTTCGGATAAATTATATTCATGTGGTGAATAATTTCCATCATTTTGATTAAGATTTTTAAATACTACTTCAGATATAGACTGTACCCCTTCAACTTTCGCCAATTCTAATTCTAATTGATTAATATTAATCGGTTGATTAAAATACCATTTATCAACATTAAAGAAATCTTTTGCTTTTTGCAGACATTGATCTAAAACTTCTTTTTTATTAAAATTATTATATACTAATATTTTAAAATCTACTCCTATATTGATAATATAACCGTCAATAATATTGATACTATCAGATATAATCTTATATTTTTGTAAATAATGTCTGATGTTATATACCAATGCGTCATTTGTTTGTGTCAAGTTTTTATTTGAATTATAACTCAAAACATATAGATTTAAACTAAATGGATTAGAAACATCAAAATTTACTTTTCTAAAGTTATTTTCCAAACTATTATTAATCAATGTTGTTTGATTTTCATTGTTTACAAATCCATTTAATAGTGTTTGATTTGTAGAAATTGATAAATCGGAATTTGGTATCACCATTACTTTTGCAATGGAACCAAATCTTGGTGGTATAGAATATATTCTGGAAATGTAATCATCTACTGTTACTGTTCTATTTTGTGAACCAAAATTAGCCAAAGCATTTTGTCTGATTTCTTCTACACTTTCTTCATTTTGTCCACCAACTGCGGGATTTGGATTGGATATTCTAAACGAATTTTTAACAGTAGTTAATAATGAATTTTGAGAAGGATTTAATCCTGATACATCATTTAAATATGTAACAGATGATATATTCTTAATGGTATCAGATGGTGAATTTGATGTTAAACCACCACCAACTAAATATTGTACTGTTAATACTGTATTAGATGGTGATTGTCCAAATGTTTCAGAATTTAATAATTTACTAGTATCATAATTTAAATTTAAGTTACTAATATTTTTCAATCCGATACCAACTAATTCAGAATTTGGATATATTACTTCATCTGATGTTGCATCTGTACCCGCACCAAATTCAAGATATGTTGTATTATTTGCAGTAACATTTACAACAAACTTTCTTGATGTTTTAAAACTTTTAATTAACTTAGGAACTTCAGATGAATATTGAACATAACTATTATTAGTAAAACTAGTATTTTCTGTTTCTGTAAATATTAAATCTTGTGCCAAATAATCAACTTCATACCATTTATTGTTATCACTATCTTTTACATCAATAATATCAATTACATTATTTTCAGACAATGATATTTTATAAAATGGTACAGATGCACCTACTGTAAATGATGATGTAGTAATCTTACCAGCAATAACTTTTGTTGATTTCTTTAATAAGAAAAATTGTGGTATTCCATAATTATCTCTTGAATAAACAGTCACTTCTCTAGGAGAAAACTTACTATCAAGCGAAAAATCAACAGGATCAGTCGTTATAAAACTTACACCGCTTTCATTAGATACTTCCATATACTCTCTTATCTTAAGAGCATAGTTGTTATCTGGAATATAGTTGTTATTAGAATCCTTAATAGAAGGAATTAATTGATATAAATCAATATTTGTAGTAGAAGATTTAGTAGGTTTTGTTTTGTAACCAAGATAATTTGCTAATGCAAGAACATTTTTTCTTTCTTCTGCATATGGCATTAAACTTTCTTTGAATTGATAATCTGTATAATATGAAAGAACATCTCCTATATAAGATGCCATTTCAATAAACATCATACCTGGAGATGCATCACTAAAATCTTTATATGTTCGTGGAAAATATGTTTTTGAATATTCAATTAAAGACGTTTTAAAAGAAGAAAAGTCTCTGTTAAGATACTTAATTTCTCTACGAGAACTATTAAAAGACTTTTGTATAATGTCTGCCATAATTAAATATTATTTTGATTAACTGTCAAATTAAGTGTATCCGTTTGATTATTAACCGTAAATTGTATTTTTATATATAATATATAACTATCTGTAAGTTCATTTTTTTCTTGATTTGATATACCAATATCTATTTTATTTACAGTAACACCTGGTACATAATTGTTAATTTCATCTGTGATGATTTGTTTAACTATATCAGGAGAATCTTGTAAATTTTGTTCAAATAGATATTCTTGTAAACCAGAACCAAAATTAGGATTCATTCGTCTTTCACCTTTTTTGGTTCTCAACAAATTAGTAATATTGGCTTTTACTTGGGTTAAAGTATCATAACTTTGTTCAAAGTATCCATTTCTGCCAATTTGAAGTGGTAATGTTAGTCCTATAGGATTCATATTATTCCATTGATACCATACCGGAACTTATAGATCCAGTTTGTTTCTTTTTATCAACGGCTTTCATTAAACTTCTAAAATCTCTGTTAATCACATTCATCACTTTACCTTGTTCTTCTGTTACAGGAGCAACTGGTTGTGATGTTTCTATAGATTCATTCATCTGCATACCAGCAAATGCTTGTGATTTAAATACAGAATCTAGACCAACCATTGAACTTTCACTTGGTATTTTTACAACAGTTTGATTCAAAATTTCATTCAAAATAGGATTACTTGAATACTTTTTAATTTCTTTTGGTTTTTGAACCGATTCTTTTACTACAGTTTTGGTTGCAACAATAGATTCATTAGATTGAATCGTACTTGATTGTTTTCCAGACAATACTTCAGACAATATTTTTGGAATCAAAGAAGGTAATGTTTTGTCCAATTCTTCTCTAATTATACTTCTAATTATTTCTTTTAATTCATTACTTTTCATACGCTATATAATTATCATTAAACTTTCGGGATTATATTATTTATTTTGTTATTTATTTGTTCTGTAGTAGGTGGTTTAGGTATTTTTATAGTCTTTATTCGTTTACCAATGCCAGATTTAATCTTTTTAGCCAGTGCAACTCCGCCAATTGCACCTACCGCTCCTCCAATACCAGCACCTATTCCCCCACCAAGTTTACTGCCAATACCAGCACCCAATCCTCCACCTACGCCACCACCAATTGCGCCAGTAACACCACCGGAAACAGCTCCACCTATTGTACCACCAATAGCTCCTCCAGTAGCTCCACTTAAAGATCCGCCGACTCCGCCTCCAATCGCAGAAGATGCACTTTTTACAACACCTGTTACCGCAGAAGTCGCACTTTTTGCAACACCACTAACAGCAGAAGATGCACTTTTTGCTAAACCTGTCAATCGATCAACAGTCTTACCTGCAATTTTACCAGGACTAAAATGTTGTGGATTGAAATTTGGGGCAGACATTTTAGGTATTCCTATAGACGGAACAGACGGAACATTTGGTAAAGGCGGAACACTTGGTATACTTATACCTGATAAATTAGGTAAACTTGGAGTTGATACACTAGGAATAGAAGGTACACTTGGCAAATTTGGAATTGATGGTATTGCCGGTTTTGGTATATTAGGAATTTTAGGAATAGAAGGTTTTGGTATACTGGATGCGATATCTGCTTTTTTTGCGATTGCAAATTTTAATCCATTTGAAGCTTCTGTAGGCGCTCCTGGTAATGCTGGATCAATATCTGTAAATGATTTGAGTTTATTTATCATACTTGTTCAAATTGTACTTCAACTGGACCTTCTCTTCTTAATTTTCCTTTAAATTCACCAGGCAATCCTTCACCTGAAACTACGTTTACAGATACTGGTTCTGTAGCGTTCTTAAATCCCTCCGGAGTAACTCCATCTACTCCTGGAGCATAACCACCACCTGTAACAAATACTCTTCTACTCATTAATTTATCAAGATTATCTCTTAAAAACTTTAATTGTGTATTTTGAACGGAATCTTGAGTTTTATCTGGATTTGGTCCTGCAGATCTATCATGGACATGTTGATACCAATGAACATGATCTAATAACCAATTACATAAATCATACATCCAATCTACTGTGGTTTGTCCCAATAGTACTGGTTCATTTGTTTGTCCATATTGACCTAAATAAATAGCAGGACTATTAATTACTGTTTTATTATTGGTAGTCATTACAATTTGATCGTGAGCATCAACTGTATATTCACTATCAGTTACAATTCCATATCTTTCTTTTGAAAAATGTAATGTTTCTCCAAATCTACTACTTAAAATCAATCTATCCGTATTAATTACTATTTGATCCCCTTTTAAATTTTCTGTGTCAAAATTATATGCAGTAGAACCGTTTGGGGAAAATAATGGTTGTTCTTCTTTTCCTTGTTGAAATATAGACTTATAACAAGTTGTTCTCCATTTTGATTTTGTTAATCCTGATGTAATGTAAATTGAACTTCCGTCATGATTTATGTCTTCTTCAATTAACCCACCAACATTTTTCTGTGAATCTGTAATCGCAGGAATTGCTGGGAGTTTAGGATGAACTAATATAGGTTTATCCAATGACAATTTTCTTTGTCTATTTCTAATTAAAACCATTGGATTTCCACATCCTTCATTGGACGCATTTACCGTAGGGTCACCTTTATAATCAGAATAAAAACCCTTGTCATTCTCTCTTATATTATCATATGCCGAAAAACGAATCGATTGTCCATGACGACTTTCAAAAACAGTATCTCCTTCATATCTTTTTAATTTTCTAATTTTTGAATTTGATAAGAAATATGAACCGAGTACTCCTTTTACTTGATTATTTGCAATCTTTTTATGTGCATTTAAAGATTTAGGTCCAACCACTGCTTCTGTTTTTATACCATCTCCAGATACTAAATCTTTATTTCCCGTATTGTTTCCATAAAAAGATTCTAATCTAAAATTAGATTCTTGATTTACAAATCCATTTAGATTTAATTTTCTAGTGTAAAATAACTTATCTAAATATTTTACAATAATTACAACTTCATTTAATAATGGATATTCAACTATTCCTGTGGACTCCATTGGAAATGCCCATGATAATTTTTCTTTTTCCAATCCTTGTTGCGAAAAACACAATCTTACTTTACACGCACCAATATAAGTATAATCTATATCTTTATTTGTAGGTTCATCACCTTTATAGTTTTGAGGAATATTTCTGGAATCTACTAAATGTCTTTTATTTACTATTTCAGGATGAGTTTCATCCAAAATTACATCCAATACAATTGCCGGTTCCAATTCATAAAATTCATTTGATGGAGCTGCAGATGATTGTCCACCAACAGATAATCCAATATTGTTTAACTGTCCATAACTAACAGGAGAAGATTTTATATTAAAATATGACATATTATTTCTTTATTTCAATTGGAATGTTCATTGTATCTGTAATCTTCCCCACTTCAGCCATTAGTTGTTGTCTTTCTTCTTCGGATAATCCACCAACCTCTTCTGTACCTTTATTATCACTGCTAATTAATCTTTGTACTATAGCAGCTAATTTAACTAGTTGTTCATCGTTCCTCACACTTACATCTAAGTAGTCTTTTATAAGAGGAACGATGACAATAGCATCGTTCGGTGTTTTAATCATACTTCTTAAATCAGATACCAAAATATCAATTTGATCTTTTTTCTGTTCAGAATTGATTACAACGTCTTTAAGTAAGTTTGAATATTTCTTACCTTTATACAATTCAAAATCTAAATCCATACCTATAAATAGATATAGATTTGAATAATTATACTATCAATTTAATTTACCTCTGTCTAAATAAGACTGAGCAATTACCCTTTGATAACTTTTCATCTTATTTATTACTTTAGTAATTTGTTGTGTCTTACAAGATGATATTTCTCTAATGTACAGATACAACGCTTTTTTATTAAACGCATCAATTCTATTGCAATTTCTGAATAATTCTATCACTGCATTCGCAATATTTAGATCTCTTTGTTTTGTAAATATACGACCAACATTTCTCTCCCAGTAATCTACCATTAATTTAAGAAATTCATCTGTTTCTACATCTTTATAATGTGCATCGACAGTTTGTAAACATACGGATGATTCACCTGGAGTATCCGCAATGTTTACATGTTGATTATATTTTTTGTAATTACCGTTGTTATGAAAAATAAGATAATTTTTGGCAACTATACTAAAATAACTAAATGCTTTACCTTTACCTTCTTCAAATTTATTCATATTAGAAACCAAATGTGCTACAGTTTCTTTTTGAATTTCAATTGGACTATTGTCAAAATATGTAAATTTAAATGTATTAAAAACATTTTCTACCAACTTATCAAATGCGTGTTTAATATAAGTTTCATAAAGATGATTTCTAATGTCTTGATTGTCTTCTTTGTTATATTTAATAATATACATTTCTGTATCTTTAGTAAAATACATCTTTTCTGCGGATTTCTTTTTTTGTTCGGATTCTACTGAGGATTCTTCAACTATAATTTTAGGTATTGTTTTCCTAATATTTTTTTCTTGTACCAATGGTACATCTTTTTTCTTTTTATCGACTTTGTTTATAACCATTTTATTTTTTTGTTTAGTTGATTTTGTGGATACTTCTTTACCGAGATGTTTTACAACTTTTTTATCAACATCTATTTTTTTTAAAACTTTTATTTTTTTCTTGGAATTTTTCATTTGGATTTTTCCTTGATAAGTTCAATTAATTTCACGATTTCAGAAAAAACAAAACCAACATCATCGTCTTTTTCAAAAATGTTTTTATCGTCAATTTCTTTTAATTTACGATATGTGTTTTCGGCCAAAGTTTTATATTGAATAGACCAATTTTGCATTGTTTCTATTACATCCAATAAATCATTTATTTTAATAAAAAAATAAAAGTTTGCGCATACTGAAACCGTCAATACTACTGTGAGTATTATTATTAG